GCAGATGTACCAAATGTACTTCCGGTTATAACAACATCATTGTAACCTCTCTGTGCAGCATTATAGGAAGACAGACTTGAAGAACCCCCAACAGTAACTCCCTTGATACCTTGAGTGTAATCAGTTCCTCTCATTGTAAAATCATCCCAAGAGAAACCTTTTAATGTTTGATTACTTCCAAGACCTGTTGTTAAAGCACTAGATAAAGAAGAACTAATTGCATTAGATATATTAAACGGAAGTGTTATAAGATTACCAATGGTACCTAGTATACCAAGTATTCCTCCGCCGCTAGTATCAAATGAGAAATCAAGAAAGCTACCGTTAGCTTCAGATATGTCTCCTAAAGTTTCAGATAAACTAGCAAGTGCAGGAACTGCAGCAACTAACTTAACAATCTTTCCTACAATACTATTACCGAGACCAAAAGAGTCTAGCAATCCTTGAGCCATTTGAGAAAGTTCCCAAGTTACATATTGAGCACCATTCTGAGCAATATTCATGCCCCAGTCAAACATAAAGTTATCAGAAATATTCTTAATACGCTCAGAAGTAGGAGTTCTTCCAACAACTGTTTGCATCTGTAACTCTGACTCTTGAATAGATTGATTGTAATCAGTCTGAGAACTATATATAGCAGAGATGTCATTTGTTGTTAAGTTTCTAGCAGCTCTAAGGTCTGTTAAAGTTATTCCTAAAACATTTGACCATTGAGAACGAAGTACTTGGTTCTCAGTAGTATTATCTGCAATGGTACTTAAATATTCAACCATCGAACGCATCAAATCATTTACATTTGAAGCGTTAAGACCTTGCGTAAGTAAATCAGCATAAGAAAGTCCAGCACCAGTTGCTGACATATTCATTAAAACTGATAATGGTTGATTACCATTAAGTGTTGTTACGTCACCAGTAGCAAGAGCATTTATTCCTCCTGCTATTGTACTAATAGCACTGTCCGAAAGACCTACACTGTATAGAGCTCCTAACCACTTCTCAACAGCATAAGTAAATGATGTTGCGGAGTTTTTATCCATACTTGCTATAGAATCAGAAAGTGCACCAAGAACAGTGTCGTACATATTATTCAAGAATGAAGTATCCTCAAACTGGCTGTTTAAGAATCTTGTTAACTTCGCTTCAGAACCTAACTGTGACATTGTTAGATCTGCTTGTTGTACTCTAATAAGATGCTGTAACGTATCATCAAGAACATCAAATGTAGTTACCATCTTATCAGAAAGTGTTGCAATCAACGCTCTCTGCTCTAAGTTATATGCAATACCAGACTCAGTGAGATTAGCAATATTCGTCAGTAATTCTTTTTGAGAAACAAATCTACTAGCTCCAACTTGTTTTTGAACATCATCAGTAAGTTGTTTGAAGAACCCAGTTAACTCTTCTTCACTCTGTAAACGAGCATCAACTTTACCAAGATATTGTGCTTGGAAGTTTGCAGCTTCATCAACAGCTTTACCAACCTTCTTCTCAATGTTACCAACAACCTCAAAGATTTTATTCATAATAGCCATCTGAGGAGAAGAAGAAGATAACTTACTAAATGTATCTGCTTGTTGCACTGAGGAGAACCCTGCTTGTGTTGCATTCTGTTCAGAACGGTAATCGTAGTCTCTATTTTCTTGAGCAATACGTTCTCTAGCAGCTGCTCTTTCCTCTTCTGTACTTGCAGTGTCTTCAATTATTGCTTGATTCTCTTTTAGAATACGTTGATGTAACTTCTGATTCTGTTTTTGCTTTTCTAAATAATCATTGGCTTTCTTTTGGGCATTTGCAATCTTCTCTACATAAGTTGCACCCTCTTCTTGGCCTTTAGCAATATGCTCTTGAAGTCGTAATTCACGAGTCTTGTATCCATTTAGTAACTCTTGATTCTTAAGTTGTTGAGAAGTTACTACTTCAATTTCTTCAGCTAAACGTTGTTTCTCTCCGTCAGATTCTGTTTCTTGTTGTGCAAGTTCAAGCATTATCTTTCGGAGGCGAAGTTCTTCTTGCTTCTTTTCAAGAAATTGAATATTATTCTTTGTAATCTTTTCCTGCTCGTTTAATTCAAGAGTTGCAAGAACATACCTTTGACGTGCTCTTACAGATCTTTCTACATCCGCTTTATCTTGTTCGCTTAACTCTTTACCTTGCTTCTCTAATTCCTGACTTTGCTTTTCTAACTGTTTGGTTATTTCAGCTAGTACTGCAGCTTCCGAGGCAAGTATGTTAGAGTTTATGCCTTGTCTTCGATTATACTGTTCAAAAAAGGCATCTAAATCAAATTCCAAATAAATTCACCTGCCATGCTCTAGCGTTTATTTTTATTCTTGCTAGCAGCTTCTCGTTTCTGTCTCTCTATCAACTCTTGTTGCTGTTGTAAATCTTCAATGATTAGTTGCAACAGAATTTCTCTTTCAGTAGGTGTTATGTCCTTTGTGTCATTATATGAAGTATGCGTATTCTTAGAGATAAGATATCTCTCTTTAACAATATCTCTAAATCGTACTGGCGCATACAGTTTATTCTCTTTTTCAGATATCCAGCGTGGGTCGAAAAAACTCTCTGTCAGCTCTTAAACTGACGAAGTAATCCATACCACAGACTTCACAGAAACAATGTAAATTATTGTCAAGCCCAAAAGATCTATTAGCTCTATCTGCATAATTTAGAATAGTATTTGTATCCGCCATCGGAAGATTCTTTACCCAATCAGTAATCTTTATTGGATTAACAGGATTTCCGTCAATACTTTTTATAAGTTCTTGAATATTGAATACTGTTGTATAGTCAATTGTTTGTCCTGTTTTCTTTCTATATTCTTTTGCATTGTACTGGGCAGTATCAACCATACGAGGCGTTTGCAGATAAAGCTCGACCTTACTCTTTGTCATTGGAAGCTCAACAGAAAGATACTTTGACGTCTCTTCTCTGTCATAATCAACACAACTTATTTTTGTTAAATCAATTGTGTCCACATTTCCGCACCCACAAAACGGACAAGTAGTACTTAATTTATAGTTATTACCGTATGTAACAACTCTTAACATATACAGTAAAAATCGGTAGTCCGCAAGACACATATCGCGACTGGACAGATTACAGTCTGACACAATACAGTCGTCGATAATTTCACAGATGTTCTTATATGGCAAATCAGAATGAGACAATCTCTTCATCTCTTCCTGAGTTGTCATAGAACGCAGTGTGATGTCTGGGCCTACCAATTCGTTATATACCAAGCCCTTACTAGGCAGGGTAAATGTTTGATTAATAGTATAGTCTTTTTGATTCATTTGAACATTCTCCATACAAAATAAATATATTGAGTTAACTAAATTTATCTTATATATCAATAGTTCAAATGTTATCTTTCAACTTATATGTTATCTTGATATATAAAATAAATAGGTAATCTATTTCTAGAAATCATAGAGACTATGACTGTCCCTATTATTTTATACAATGTAAGTATTAGACGTCAGCGTCTAACTTCGCGTGGTCGTACTGAATTGTAGCTGTTACTCTTCTTGGAGCATTTCCATTGTCGCTATCAAAATCATCTTCTGACAGACCGCTGATCCAGCAACCATATAGAGTCCAGCTTCTAACTACCTGATAATCAGGACTGTACTCGATAAGAGAGCAGTTCTTCTTATAATCCTGAACAAGGCCAACCTTCTCAGTAATTACATTGTAAGAAAGATTCTGCCATGCCATCAAGTAATCTTTTGTTCCAGCTCCGATGTAGTCGTTTACAACTAGGCTACCCTCACCAAATGAAGGAACACCAGCGTACTTGAGCTCGTTGTTACCTCTTCTTACTCTGATAACATCTTGAGTGAAGTGAGGAACAGATGCACGGGTTACGGACATTCTAATAATTTCTTGACCTTTTTGCAGCTTCGTCATGTTAGTGTCGTTGCTGCTAGCAGGCTGTAAGTTGTCAAAATCAGAGATAATGAACTCGAAGTTGTTAGAACGAGCTATTTCATAAAGATTTGGGTTGTCTGCCAGATTATAAGTACCAATAGCAAAGTTGGAAGAAACATCTACTGTACTAGGATTATATTTTATAGCCATGTAATTTTATCCTCCTTATCCCTTATGCTACTGTGACATCATCGTCAGTCATATAGACTGTAATGTCAAAACTCTCAACAGCATAGATCGGATATATACGAATGGAAGCGCTAATCTTTGTTGGGCTATCAGATACGTTCCTGATAATTCTATATCCAGAAATACCGCTTCCAGAAACCATCTGGTCTAGCAGAGGAGTCAGGTAGGACTTAAAGTTAGTCCACAGTGTAGCAGTATTCTGTTCATATAGCAGATTGATGCAAGCAGTGTAGACCTGTTTCTTAACATCACAAGTTAAGTTACGAAGGTTCAGATAAGACATTGCTTGTAAACCTAATGTACCATTCTGTCTTAATGTTCTGTTACCCCAGATGCAGAAGCCATAAGGCTTGATGCGAGTAATACCGTTGATGTATAGTCCATTCAGAGAAGTTCCAGTTCCGAAATTCTGATATCCATCAGCAATTGCATTTGTTAGAACGTCGTTAGTATGGAGCTCAATCAGACCGGGTACTAAACCTCTGCTTACACCAGCAACAACAGCCCAGTTATAGTTGGTCTGTAAGGACTGAGCAAGAGAAGTTAAGTAAGCAAATGATCCAGGAAGATTGAAAGACGAGAAGTCTTCACTCTGATATACTGTTTGAGAATATATCGCCCACGGAGTAAACATTGCACCATAAGCGCCGTTTGTGAAGCTATTAGAGTAGGTATTATTAAGTACATATGCAACAGATGTTTGATCTGAAACACTTAACTTTCTTTCAGGATTGTCAGTGTGATCAATAAGTGCAACTGCATCTCCTCTAGTAGCACAAATGCTTAACATGTCAGTAACAATGCTGTTACTCTCATACTCAAATACAGGATATCCACCAGATGTCAGATACTTGAAATCAAAGTCGCCCTTGCTAGTAAGATTTGTAGTAGCACTAGCGAACACAGCAGAAAGCTGAGAATACAGATTAGTTGCGGTACCTGTGAACTTACCGTCTGTGATCTGAGCGTCTGTATTGATCTTACAATAGATTACTTGTAAGCCCTGAGATAGAAGTTTGGCTGCATAGATCCAGGAAGGATCTGGAGAATTAGCATCAAACAGATTTCCTGTAGTAGGAACAGCTGCTTCTGCAAATCCGTGACCTTCACCGAAGGCACTATAAGGCATCGCTGCATTGAATAGTACTGGATATGAACCAAAAGTGCTAGTAAACTCAGAAAGTGTTGTGCAGGTAACAGGAACATATTGTTCAACGGTTGTCACAGAAGACAATCCCGGAACGAAAACAATGTCTGTATTTGAAAGAGCTTGAACAGATTGAGTTAAATCTCTTTCAGAAATATTTATTCTGAGTGCCATTTATTGTCTCCTTAATCTAAATTAATTGTTTCTTTAGTAAAAGTAGTCTCATCTGGATTTCTAACAAATAGCACATTTGAGTCTTCAATAGACAGATTATTTGCTACACGCAGATCCCAAAGATAAGCGTCATCTATGTTTACTGTTATAGACAGTCTAGTAAACTGACCGTTAAATACTTTAACGGAATTATTTGACGTGTCCATTACATCTGAACTTATTCTAATATTCGCGTTATGCTTAAAGTTTATATCGCGATATGGAATTACTATACTTAAGGTTGGATAGTTTATAATGTTAAATACAAGATTCCTCATATACATATCAGCTTCTTTTTGAAATCTAGTATAGACATCAAACTGATATTGAATGTTTATCGGTATCTGTGCTAACATTGAAGCCGTCTCTTCACCTTGTATAACTCTTATACCATTGTAGGTTGTTGGTTTCTTATTCGAGTTAATTATTGAATAACCTTTTGGTCTAGTTATTGTTAATATCGGAAGTGATATAGGTTTATCATTATTCTCGTCTGCCATTACCTGAAAGAGATCTCGTATCTCATCTACACCATAAACATGTAGTTGAGTTTTCTCTGTCCAGTACTTTATCTTGCTCAAAAGTGCTTCATCATAAAAGTATACGCTCATATATTAACCCTCATTGAATTGAGTATAAGCAAACATCTCATCGCTCTCTTGATTAAGAAGATTGAAACTAGAGTTTGAATAATCCTCAATTGTTGTTTTTGTTAGAGTATCCTCATACTCTGGAGCTATCTCGCAAGATAAAGAAGAAGGGAATACCATTATATTTGAAATTTTAATAACTCTAAATAATCTTCCTTTAGTTCCATCTAACCCGCTAGGAACAACAAACAATGCTCCTTGCTGTATACCAGGAAGGTCATATCTAACATGAATAATTGAACTACCTTCTTGTAATTCTGAAACCCAACCTAACTTCTTTAGTGTTTGTTGTGATGGGTGATCTTCAAATATGCAGTATTCTAAAACAGGACTTTCATAGTTGCTTTCTATCTCTGCATATGTAGTATAATGTTTACCTGGAGTAGGTGCTCTATAGATAACTTTTATACCTAGAAGACGTGCCATCTCGTTAAAATATCTTCTATGAAGAGTTGTGTTTGAATTAACAAGCAACCCGTAATTATCATTGTCTTGTATCAATTACACAACTTCCTTTCTTGTACCTTTAGTGAGGGAGAAGCATTGAACCAAGCTTCATTGATAAACCTTCAGCAGAATCAATCGGATCATATCCTCTAGCCTGATCATAAGTAATAGGAATTACTTTCCCATCTTTGCTAGCATACCATTTTCCTTTTCCATCTACTAATTTACGATAGAAATTATAGCCTTTTCTTCCACTTACTTGTTCAAACCCAGCATCAATAAGTTCTTGCTCACTTGAAAAATCTTCTTCTAATGCTTCTTTCATGTGAGCAGGCTTAGTCTTTCTTCTTGAATCAGCAGACCTCATACCTTCCCCAGCAAGAATAAAATCATACACATATTTAAGTGCTGCATAATGATTCTTCTTACTATTTAGTACAGCTAAAAACTGTTGTGCTTTAGCTCCACCTTTTTCAGCAAGTGCGTTCTTGCATACTTTAACTAATTCAGCCTGTGACGGAGCAGAATCAATTTCGTCTTTATGATCTAGAAGGAGACCGCTGATGCTATTTCCTTTGTCAGAAAGGTTGACCTCTTTTGCTTCCTTCAAAGACTCATCAAAATCGTCGTCCCAATCTTCCTCTTCATTGTAACCTTCGTCGATGAACTTTTCACCAGTATTCTTGTCCATAAGAACATTTATGAAGTCGCAACCATCGCCGTTTGACATACGAATACTATTGATGCAATCTTCAAAAGAATAACCTTCTTCTTCAATGATTTCGCTGTCAATATATAGGCCCATGTGGTCCACAAGCTTCTTAAGAGCATCTAGTTTATCCACACCAGAAACAGTTGCTTTCTTTATACCACTACTGCCATATCTTTCATAAGGATAGAATTCAACATAAAGTTTTACAGGCTTATTAACAGCTTCTTTCAAACTTTCTTCGAGGTTGGGAGCAATCCAAAACATAATATCATATGCTTGACTTAGTATAGATTTTTCTTCCTCTGTAAGCTCAAATCTTTCACTGTCTTGTAGCATCTTGTCAATCACATCACAAGCATTGTCAAGATCTTTTCCTGAAGGCCATCTAAAGGATTCTTTCAATAGTTTAGGAGAATTCTTTATTTTTTTGAATTTCATGATGTTCTCCTATTACTTCTTTAGTGTTCCGTAAAGTCTTTTAGATTTACCCTCAGCATTTTTTGCCATATAGTTATAATTAAACTTCTCAGTGATGAATGACTTATTCTCATTGAGTGTTCCAGTCAGTGTGAACGCTTTACGTCCTCTTGTGATCTGCTTGTTCTCTCCGATGAAGCGTAACTTGTTATTCTTTGTAGCTGTTTTAGCTTCAAATACAAAACTTGTTTTCTTCGTCTTTCCTGAATTGAATGTTATAACACCTTCAACAATCAGCGAATTGTCTTTCATACTCACGTTAGAAGTCTTATAAGAATTTACGTTCTCGTATACTCTCTTTAGATAAGACTCTCCAAGACCGTCAAAAGACTCTTCGTCAAAATCGTCAATGTCGTAATCAATCTCTTCCTCTTCAGGAACTTCTTCTGCAGGGGCTTCCTCTTCACCGGAAACTTCAATCTCGTCCTGGACTAACTCTGGAACAGGCTGAATAAACTCATCTACATCAGCTTCATTAGCAACAGGCTCGCTCTCGATAGTAATTTTACCATCTTCTTCTGCATCCATTGTTAATTTCTGCTCGTCAGTTTCAATTTCTACATGTTCGAAATCTTCTTTAATAGACTCGTCCTTCTCATCGCAAGTCTCTTCTTTTGACTCTTCGAGAGACTCTCCTACGATTTCATCTTCTACTGCTACTTCTGCTTCACCTTCTGCTGGTTCGTCTTCAACAGCAACTTCCTCAACTTCCTCTTTTTCCTCTTGGAAAGGACTTACAATTCCAATTACCTTGAAGCCTTCGCAGGTATAGCAGTAAGGGCATTCTTCGCCCACATTGACAAGCTCTTCTTCATCGTCTTTCTCTATGTCTTCAACATCTTTATAGATCATTGAATTACACACAGGGCAGTGAAGAATAACTTTTCCAATATACGTATCTTCTAACTCTTCTTCATCTTGAGCTTCCGGATCAATTACATCTTGAACTGGATCTCTTTCAATTGACAGAAAATGACTCATATCATCTATATCGGAGGCGTTGTCAAGTGAAAAATTATCCTCTTCAAGAATATCTAATTTCTTAAAAGCTTCACTCAGATAATTCATTTACTAAATCTCCTCATATTTATCCGAATAGTAATCTCGTATCCTTAATCTACGGCATTATAGAATAAAGCTGTATTTGAGGATAATGTTTCTCTTAATTCATTCAATTCTGCAGTTCCTTCTGCAAGAATATCTTTACCGTCTTGTGACCAGATAGCGTTTGATTGAGTATATCTACTTCTCACTCTTCCAGCCACAATCTTTGTTTTTGCTACAGCTAACCGAATCAGAACATCTACCCAGTAATCAGAAGATATTTCAGAAACATCCTGATAAATGGGAATATATTCAACGGTTATACTTCCTGGCGCATTACTTGCAACATTTATATACAATTTCTGCGAGTCTCGATCAAATATGTAAGCTAAATCAGTACTACTAGTATTTCTTGTTTGTAAGAGCGTGTTCCAAGCCATATAGTTATATGAATAATCTTGAAATCCTCTCATATTACCCATACCAGAAAGCAGTTGCCATTGTGACGCCTGTATAGGATCAATAACGGTTGTCATTGAGGTGTCTGCTCCAGAATATCCTTGTGGTCTATAAACTCTAAATACATTACTAACATGTATCTGATTACCGCCTGTTTGCTCTGGATCAGAAAGATCAATACATCTGCTAAACGGAATAGTTATAATCTTTGTACTAGTTATATATCTTTGTAACTCTCTTAAAGAACTTTTAATAATACTGTCTAAAGTATTTGGCTCGAGTTCTAGTTCAAGTAACTTACCTGTGAGCATCAATGTGACTTCTTCACGAACTTGAGCATTTGTCATCGATTATACTCACCTTTCATCTAACATAAATGGTCTTAAGGGGCAGAGAATATCTGCCCCTTTTATTTATCTTACTGGTTGATATCGGAGCCAGAAACTTGAATATGAATTGCTTTCTCTGCACCTTCGCCAGTTGCGTATAGGCAGATATCAGGAGTTCCAGAAGTTGGCATCTGTGTATTCTGGAACATGATATTTAAGCAATCAACTTCTGTAGTATCAACTAATTTCTTTCCTTCATAAATAAACATCTTGTTTACCTCTTATATATTTTTATTAGCCTTCTTTTGCTGTTACAGTAAATGTAACATCAACAGAATCGTTATCATCACTTACAGTGTAGATCCAAGTACCAGCTGTCGCACTGTCGGAAGCTGTTACTGTAATCGTATTATCACTGATTACTCTACTAAGTCCTGTAGCTGTTGAGCCTGTTGACTTCTTAGCACATTTAATAGTTCCTGTTGCGTTAGAAACAGTTAGTACAACTGACTCTCCGCCACCAGTAATATCAGCTGATGTTGGAGAAACACTTAATGAACCATTTGTGTCAATTGTTTTACCATCAATCAGAATCTTAACTGCTCCGTCAACTTTCTTGAGCAGAATGTCAACACTGTTTTCATCTGCTGCTGGAAATTGTCCTTTTTGGAACATGATGTCTAATGTTCCGTTTTTTTCATATATAAACATTTATTGTTTTCCTCTCTTCAGAAGTTGGTCTATCTTCTGTTGATTTCTTTCAACATCTTTTCTACTATATTCAGTACGAGACTCATGGCCTCTCTTTACACCAGCAATACGATCTTCATACTCTTTCTTCAGCTTGTCAAGTTGTCCTTGTAAATCAGCATCAGCACTATCTACTTTAGCCTGACTTGCTTTTCTGTCTCTTAACGCCCTCTTCATATCTCGAACGTTCTGAGTCATTTTCTGATTTACAGTGTCTCTTTCTTGCTTCTGATACGTTGTTGGTTTGAACGGATCCCAATCATCGTCGCTGCCGCCTTCATGACGACTCTCGTAATCAGGAGTTGGCATATCCCAGTAATCTCTATCTCTTAAATCGTCTTGCTGTTCATCTCTAGCAGGACGCTTTCTAGCTCTGTCAGCGTAGTTTATTTTGTCAGCCTTAGGATCATCATATTTGAAGCCTTTACGGTTCCACTTCTTGTCGAAGTCTCCACTTTGGAACAGAGCAGAACCCTGAACATCTCTTCCATTGAAATTCTTTCTGCCGTGAATATTCTTGTCCCAAGTTACTCTATCAAGATTATACTTTTGAAGTACTGCTTTCTCTTCGGAAGTTAGTGCAGCATTTGCACGAGCCTGGGTCTTTCTGTAAATGTTTTTCAGAATTTCAGTGTCCCTTTTATCCTCGTCAGACATTTCAGCTTCATTCAGAGATTCAATCTTATTCTTAAGACGAGTGGAGAAAGATTCATTGAACATCTCTTCAGTAAATCCAAGCTGGTCAATCATAACCTGCTTAGCTTCTTCCATTGACAATCCTAATTCCTTTGAAATAGCACTCTGCTCATGAGCTGTTTCTTTATCCCAACTACCTGATACTGGAGAAGAAGTATTATATCTATCAGCTATCTCATATAGCTTATCAATGTTAGAATTCTCTGAAAGAGACTCATTTAACTCGTAGCAATCGTCAACAAATATATCTGCTATATCATTGACGATCTTATCTGCAGAAAGTTCACCAAATAGATTTTCTGCTTTACTCTTTGCTTCATCTTCACTAGAAGCTTCAATATCAAAAGATTCAGAACCTTCAAAGTGAACATTAACACGGAACTTCTTCTTTCCTTCGTCTGCTTCATTAATAGACTCAGCTTCTTCAAAAGATTCTTTCTTCAGAAGTTTGTTAATTCTGCTATTAGCATCTGCAACACCTTGTGTGCCTTCTGCTGAATTTCTGCGTTTACGCTCTTCAGCATCTCTCATATCAGAATCAAAACGCTCACGAGCCCTAGAAACATCTCTTGCGTAATCGAGATCAATATCATCAAGAGCTTGCTGATGTTGTTCTCTATCCTTAAGAGCAGCCTTCATGTCTTTAACAGGTTTCGACATTTCCTTGTTAACACGCACTCTGTCTTTCTCTACATCTGTTAAATCAGCGGCACGCATCTTTCCACCAGCAAGGGACGGAGCTCTACCATGTTCTTCATCCCAACGATCTCTGCCAAATCTTCCGCTCTTGTCATGAGTAAATGTAGTGTCACCGAACACACTAGTATTATCGTTACGAGCATATCTATCGGTCTGAGCATAAGGACGCTCGCTCTTCGGACCTTTTTCTTTACGAGTACGGATATAATTTGCTAAGTTAGCATTTCTATTATATCTAAGTCCTCTTTCTTGATCCATGTCCCGTGCTAAAGAAGGAGAGTATCTGTCACGACCTTGTCCCCTAGGAACATCAACATCTTTGTCTCTTAGCTTTGAAATTTCAGTGCCGCTCCACTTCTTAGTCTTTGCAGGAAGTTCAAGATTATACTTATTGGCAACTTCTATTTCTCTCGGAGTGTAGCTAAGACTTCTACGCTTGTCATATTCTGCAGCACTTGCTTTTGCTAATATATCTCTTAATATTTTGGTATCTCTTCTATCTTCATCTGACATTTCTGCCTCATTCAGACTAGAAAGAATAGAGGTTATCTGTCTAATAGCATCCTCTTTCAGGATATAAAAATATTTGGATTCAAATCCTTCTGTTAGAATTTTTACACTCATATTCTATACTTTCCTTATCTATTCTAATTGAATACTACAATTAGTTATCTTAACTTTCTGACTTCAGAGCTTCATATTCTGAATCTCTGTCGCTTTCAGAATCAAATTCTTTAATGCAGTTTGAACCATTCATAAGTTCATACTGTAAAGCATATACAGTAGTACCGTCTTTATCAAGATCAACTTTCTTAACTCTTCCGATGTATCTACTGTTCATCAGTTCATTATCAAATTCAATATACATATTCTCTACCTACTTGTCCCAATCTTTATTATACCAATCTGGGGCATCATATTCTACTAATCCGGATTTCAATAGTGCTAATTCAGTTATTAACTTTCCGTTAAGATTAAACTGAACTAACAATCCATCATATCCTTCTTTTTTCGCTACAATGTGATAGAATGTTTGTAAGTCATCAAGACCTTTTGTCATTCTATATATTGTACCTTTGTACTTTATAAATACAAAGTCTTTTGTCACTTCCACGATTTCTGTATTTAATATGTTATTTAATTTAGCACTTAGATACGCATCTGTTATACTCTTTTGTTCACCTAAATCAATAAGATTTACTTTATCTAGATCCAGAACAGAAGTAAGTACTGCACCGTCTTCATCAGTTCCGTCTTTCCAATAAGATGTAGCTTGATCTTTATCATACGTCCACCACTCAGCTCTACCGGGACCAGATACATTAGGCTGTAAACCTTTGATAACTCCTCTATAAACGGGAATCTTATTCTCAACTAATCTAAATTTCATGTTGTCGCCTCTGAGTTGGACAATAAATTATCAAAGTCTATCTGTCTCTTCATTGGTTTATCTTGTCTCTGGAAACGATACTCGTTACCCACTTTGAACTGATTCTTTGTTCTCGCCCACTTATTAGAAGTGTCAAGCAAATCATTATCAGCCTTAACAGATATATCAGGTTCTTCAGGTGGTTCTTCTTCTGGAGGCGGTTCTTCAATTTGAAGTTGAACGTCTCCTTCAAACTCCTTCTCATAAATAGCAGGATAGATTATATCAGCATACAAGTTCTCGTAGTGCTTTTCCATGTAGTTAACATAATTGAAAATAACGGATGCAACTTTTGTTAACCAGCTATTATTAGAAAGAACTAATAAGATATGTTTGCAACCTCTACCTTTTGTGTCATTGGGATTAGTTATATTAGAAGGACGCGTTTCTTTCTCGCCCATAATAACATCATGAACACTAAGGAAATAGGCTTGACGATATTTGAAGTCAGGACAGCTACATCTTACATAAACATTGTCTCCGTTAAACGCAGTAACAAGAGCCCTAATAACACAGCGAAGATTAAACAATCCGCCATTGGACTCTAACTGTTTATGTATCTCATCAAGTACTCCGCCAAAGCTAATTCGGACGATGTAATCGTCTGTTTCTCCTCGAACCTTTATATCTACATCTAGAATATTTTCTTGGAAGAACTTATTCATATTGATAGCATTCATTTCTCTAACAGAGTTTGCTACCTTACTATGTAATCTTCTTTCAAATCTATTCTTACCACGGTATTGATTATCAGGAGCATAATTATCTGCACTTTTTGATATTGATATTAACTCTTGTCTCTTATCTTCTAGAAGTCTATTCACAGAGTAATTATACCTCCTTTGTTAGTTACTTCTTTTCTAGATGTTCCTTATTCAACATTAAGAAACAAAGTTCTCATATCTGATTTTACAAGAGCACCGATCATTTCATCCATGCAAGCCTGTTCAATTTCTCCTACTTGCTCCGTATATTCATCGGGGCACCAATCAGGATTGTATTCAGGAACTGCAGCTTGTACTTCATTTGCAGTTACTACCTGTTCACTTAAGAATTCAAACACTCTTTTGTGATACTCTTCTTCAAGAAAATTAAATACTTTATTTCTTGCTGTTCTAAAATCAGATTCTTTCAGCTCTTGTTCGTTTAGAACATTTAATGATTCTTCTAAAAATGCTTTATTCATAGTTACTCCTTTATCTCTGAGCATTCAAGAACAGAGATTTCATATCAGCGTCAACACGAGCTTCGATGATCTTCTCAAATGCATGTTCGTCAATTATAGAAAGCTCTTCTATATACTCGTCAGGGCACCAGTCTGGGTTGTACTCAGGAACAGCATTCACAATCTGCATTGTTTGTGCTCCTGAATCTGCATACTCTTCTTCAAGCCAGTTTTCATAGAACTGCTCTAAGAAATTTCTAACTTTTCTCTTAACCTCTGAAAGATTTTCTGATCTTTCAGATTCTTCATTTAACTTTTCAAATGCTTCATTAATGATAACTTTATCCACTGTTTATTCCTCAAATCTGCTAACGAATTTTCCTTTGTACGCATAAGATTCTAGTGAAAGATTCTTTGATATTGCTTTACTTAATGCTTCTTTTATTTCTGCTACATAGCCTCTATCTCTTAAAGTTTTGAATATTTCGTTTCCTTTTCCATATTCTCCTTCAAGAGAAATAGAGTTCTTCCTCATTAAATACAATAAATCAATAGTATTAGCAATCTCATCATAGTTATTACTATCTATTGCTTGTTGTATTTGTTGTGTCCACTTTTCCATATCTTTTTCAATATTGTGCTTTGTTACAGAAGTATTCTGTTTAGGCTCTTTAACCCACCTGTCATCGCATACAGAATATATACCATTTGAAACTACAGAAGAGTGCATATCCTCTACATATAGTTCTACTGGAATACCTTTAATTTTTATATCAAACTCTTTATTAAAAGAGGACTTCTTCATATTATAAATCATTGTTTGAATGTCTTCTGGTATATCTTGTACTAGTTCCGGATTAACTATCACATGAACATCAAGATCAGAATACTGTGTATAATTGTAAGCAGCATTACTACCAACAATAACTATATCTACAATATGAATAGGTATTTCAACATACTCTTCAAAGTTTGCTACAATATCGACGATCTTTTGTCTTACTTCTGGAAGTAGTTGATTGTTTTCATATAACTTTGGATTTAGAGTATCATGAATTTGAAAATCTTCATTAAGAATAGTTTTCATTCTAAAATTCCTTCACGTCTGTTTTGAGTATTCGCACCCACAATAATCTTGTTGATATAAATTATACTTTTTACATAGCTCTAAAGAACGAGGAAATAGATACCCGAAATCAAATGGCATATACATTATACCACTCTTTCCACCAACACTAGTTCCAATACGATTTATAACAGCTGAATCTTTATATGGGCTGATTGTTAATGTTGTTGAAAAATATCTAAATCCATGTTCTTTTGCATACTTAGCAGCTCCTTCTAAACGCTGATGAATACAAACTGCGCATCTTTTACCACCTTCTGGTTCTTTGCTCAAAGATGAACAACAAGAATAATATTCTTCAGGATAGAAGTTTGCCACCACAACAGGGACATTATAGATAATTCCTAATCTAGTAAGTTCGTCTGCTCTCTTGTAGTATTCTACTTCATCTGTGATACAAGGATTATAATAGTACAATGTTATATCAAAATACTTGGAATACTCATCAATAACAGCGCTACTACAAGGAGCACAACAAGCATGCATTAAAAGTCTGTCCATTTACAGTACCTCCGTTTATTCATAAATAAATACAATTTTATTCAGATTAGATCACTCTGTTATACTCTTCAAGAATAGAACAACTCTGACGGCATACTCTGTGGAATTCTTCAAGTCCTTTATCCTTAATTAACTCAAGTAGGTAAATAAGCAATCTTTCTGTTTGTGGGTGGAAGTACCTGCCTTTTCTAACTTTAATATAGTAATTCAAAGGTTCAGATTGAGTCCAGCTTTCCTTACTGTATACCATTCCTGCGCCTACCCAGTCGCACACCATTTCTATAACATAATTAGAGGGAATTTTGTTTGCAATAATCTCTCCGTCGGGGCTAAAATCAGTCCACCATTCCCAATGATGTTTATTAGCTCCTTTATGATGAAGCCATGCTTTTGAATAACCTTCTTGTTCTTTTTCTGCCTCAATAGGACTTCTATTTCCTTGAAAATGTTTAGCAGAAGCTGAAAATTCAATAGGACTGAATTTTGATAAGTCATGTATAATACCTTGCCAAACAATGCCACAGGCTTTACATTCTTTATACACAACTAATTTATGTTTACAGATTGTTTTGAAATGTGCCCACTTTGCTCTCATTAGAGTACCTCTTAACTAAATAAAAAAAAAATAGGGAAGGGAGCTAAGTCCCCTCCCTATTATATTATACAATGTTTGTCAGAGACAAACTAGATTAGGCGATGATTCCGCCGGATACTAACAGGTTAGCATTCAGCATCTTCAGATCGTACATTGTGCTCCAGCCTTGCGATGTGCCACCGTCGGCATACTGCAGAAGCATAGTAGGAACAACTGCCATGTAAGGAGCATAAACTGCAGCGCTTGACATCATGTCAGAGCCGTTAACGCCCACGAGGAACTTACCAGCTGCAAGAGCAGGAGATACGAATACTTTCAGAGAACCAAGAGTACCGGCGAAGTAAGGACCATTAACGTCGCTTACAGGAGCAGGATTCCAGTCACGGATGAAAGCAAACACAGGAAGCAGGTCGCTAGCGCAGATCATGTAGTTAGGAACAAATCTCTTTGTACGGTCGTACACTACTCTCTTAGCATCTTCAACGATTTCCATGAATCCCTGATAGTGCTCAGCTTTAGACACGCCTACAGGAAGTGTCTTGCTCCAAGACAGACTTACGTCGGTAGGAGCATTGTCGATTAACATCTGAACGATCTCAGTGTCAATCTCGTACTCTAACTGGCCAACAGCCTTCTCGGCGAGCTGGTCACCAAGGTCAAAGCCGTAATCGGTCTTGGCTTGGAAAGCAGCGATCTGAGAATAGAAAACAGCAATTCTACGAGCTTTTGCTACGAGAGCGATGTTCTTCATCTCAGCCTTGAGCATAGGCAGATCGTCCTGAGGAACGATGATGTTGTCATAGAAGTAAGCTACACGGTCAGTAGCTAACAGCGTAGTTGTGATAGTTTTACCATCAGAACCAACATTAACATAAGTCACAGTGCCATCAGCGTGAGAAACTTTAACGTCGTACTTGGTTCCATTGTCGTCGAAAGAACCTTTCACAACAGGAGTCCAAGAAAGAACGAGAGAAGCGCCAGCTGCAGGAGTCTCAACAACTCTGTCACCAGTGTAGTCAGGATCCACATCGCCAAGAGCGAATGGGCTGTTCAGGAATTTACCAGCAGCGGTCTGACCCTTAGTCTTGCTAGCAGAATACTCAATGTAGGTGATGAAGCCGCTCATTGAGCTCATTGGATGCACGATAACGAGATCATGAGCGATCAGGTTAGGAAGTGCTACGGTTGTTAAATTAAGGGTGAATTTCTTGTAAAGGCCAAGATCACTTCTTTGAGTACCGGAAGCTGCATCAAAAGCCTCAGCGATGAACTTAGAAGTATTGTCAAGGACTTTAGCAATCACTAATTTCTTGTGATTGTCCATTTTGTCGCCACTGTGAGCTCTGCTGTACACAGACTCAGAAACAGCGAGACGACCTTTATACTGTTCTAAAAGTGTCATGATATTTATAAACCTCTTATATATAAAATTAATGTAGTTTTGCTAGAGATAACAGACTCTCATCTACTACATCATCCTGGTTAGTAGGAATGATTTCTTTCTTCGGAGCTGTAATCTTAGCGTTTAGCTTTTCCTGAAGTTTCATTGACTGGAAAGGTAGTCTACTGAGATTCAGATTAACTGATTGTAAACTCTCACATACACTATCAATATCATCAAATGTATAACTTTCAGGCAATCTATTCAAAATTTCATTCTGAGATACACCTAGTCTTAATGCTTGCGATTGAATGTACCTATCAACAGCACCAGCTGCAATATTCTTATACTTTTCAACTAACTTGTTCGAAGCACCAAGCTTTTTGGAGTATTCTGTCTTCTTAATCTCTAAGTCTTTCTTAGCAGTTGAAAGCTGTTCATTTAGAGAATCAATCTTGCCACTACTATTTTCGTTGGCTACCTTGAGCTGTTCTTGGAGCTCTCTGATTTTCTGTTTACTTGAGCTAACCGACTCAACAAGCGACTTTGAATTGGCTTGGAGTTTAGCTACGTTAGCTGCACTCGCTTTCTTCGATGTAGTAAGTGCTTCTTTGAGCTGTTTTACATCGTTCTCTGCTTTACTCAACTTTTCTTCAAGGGACTTAACTTTCTTCGCTTCTTCAGATAATTTAGATATTGATTGCTGATAACTCAATATCTTTTCATTACAGGCGGACTCCTTAGTATAACTAACTGATAATTTCTCTTGTAACTCAATTATCTGCTGTTCTTTTTCCTTATTCTCTTTTAATAAGGTTTGGAGTTGTTCGACCAAGTCTGCCTCGTTATTCTCGACTGCAACACTTTCGTTAACCTCCTCTATATTTTCAACGGAAGGAGCTTGCGCTTCTTCAGACGTGTACTCAAGATTGAGCTTGTTAAGTGTTTCTTGCATTATTTTTCTGTCAGAATCACTTGCACTGTTTAATGATTCTGCAAGAGCTTGCTTCAATGTAACATTTGAATCTTTTAATGACTCAGTTACATAATTCATACGGGCCGCTTTGACAGCTGGCAATAGAACTACGTCAAAGCAACTGAATTCATATTGATCAGGATCAACTTCCTCATTTCCGTCGGAACTAGGGTACACTTCCCCTGATCCACGTGATGAGATGCCCATCTTATATCCGTAATCGCATAACGTTTTAAGTATACGACCATTGGGAGTATCTAATATATCAAAGGTTCCAACTAGCGTACCATCGTCATTCTTTGTAGGAGGAGCTGGCATACAAATAGCGATCTTCTCCATATCAACTTCTTGACGTCCTTCGGGGTGACCTAATTCTCCAAAATAGCCTCCATTTTCAAATGTCTCTTGAGCGATAGGACTATTGAAAACATTTTCCCAAAGTTGCTCTGAATATTTTCTCCCATTTCTTGTTGGGTTAATAATGTCTGCAACAGGTCCGGATAATTTTCCTAAAATAGGGCTACCCTTTTCACTAACAACTGCGGAACTGTCAAACTTTAGTTCTTCATTTGAATTTTTTTCCATAATGTTCCCTTTCAAGACATCATCAGAGAAGTCTGATTTAGTTTCTGCTCTCTAAGTCTTTTCATTGCTGCTTTAGTAGCTTCACTTATCTTTCTTGATCTTTCAGCCTTTTCCTCTTCTGACATCTTTGAATGCCATTCTTTTATGGTTGCGGATCGTTTATCCCGTTCTTCTTGAGATTGATATAAACGGGGGTTAGCTTTCCGTTTTTCGCTCATAATCTTTTTTGAGCTTTCTGTATGTTTCTTACCATACATTCCATTTAACTCTCCCGAACAAGCTTCTGATAACTTGTCGTGAAGTTTTTGTTTGTATTCATCCGTTCTGCTTTCCATCCAAGCATTAACGGAATTTCGTATCTTTTCTATTCTTTCTGGAGGTATATTTTCTCTTTTATGAACTTCTGAAAGATGCTGTAATGTTTCCAGAGAGTGCTTATGACCGTAGAAGCCATTGTGTTCTCCATACATACGAGGTGTATGACCTCCAGCAGATATGTTATATCCAACTAAAGGGTTAGTTGAGTCAAAATAATCTATCCAATAGATTTCTTTTTCGTTTAACTCGTCTTCTGATTCTGCAGTGTCGATGAGCTCAACTTCTAATCGGTCTCCAACTTCTCTACCTTCTCGTAGAAGTTTATTCCGAATATTAGTTATTACATTTCCAGAGCCAGTATAGCACAAACCTTCAAATTTTTCTGCTTTATGCTGCCCAATGTAAATTAGACCAGTCTTCTTATCTGTGGTCTTGTATATGTACCCATACATACAAATTACTCCTTGTGTTTGATAGGTAAATGAAGCTTGCGGGCCCGCTACCAAACACAAGTTTCATTTATATAGTTTAAATATATTCACAGTATATTATACAATACTTAGATATATCTTGACTGTATAAATTTAGCACTAGGTTTTTAGAAATCTAGTCTAATTATATAAAATAATTAAAAAACAATATCTTCATTGATTTGTGGAGTTTGATTTGTTACTTCATTTCTTGTTATTGAAGTGTATGCAGGTTTCGGAGGAGTAGGTAAAGTATTTACCGGATAGAAATCTCTGTAACCTTTTTTCCATGTCTGATTAACAATTTCTTTTGCTAAATCTTTGCTTCCTTTTGAGTATTTTATAATACTCTCAAGTCTCATTCTCCACTGTGTACTATTTATTGATTTATATAATTGTTGGTCTACTAAGTAACTATTGATGTAATCTGCAAGTTCGTAATCTTGAATTACTTCAAATGTTGTGTCTATACACTGCTCTTTGTTAGATTTCTTTTTCGGTTTAGTTTCAGGCTTCTTATTAGCTTCCTCAACTAAATTAGATTTTCCGATATTTGTAAATGGAGTTTCTGCAATATTGTTAATTGTATTTGTTAGTTGTTTATTATTATTTGTATCAACTAAGTTAACATCTTGCTCTTTACTTTCTTGAGAACAGGCTGTGGAGTCAGTTAAGTTCTTTTCTTCTTCAAGCAAAATATTGTAGAATTCTTCTTCATCAATCTTGAAATATCGCTTGGCTGGCATTCCGCTTATCCTCATATCTATAATATGAAGCTGTGTCAGATGCCGTATGATTGATCTTTGCTGATAGTCTGATAATGTTGTTGCTTCCATAACATTTTCAACGGTGCTATAGAAGTATCCGTCATCAGTTAAACAACCTTTCTTACTCCAATAATCATACTCAGAAATAATTTCTCCAAGAAAGATGCTTTCGTGTAGACCTAACTTTCTTGCAAGAGTTTTGTTGTATAGACCGTAGTTGTTATTTGCAAATTGCGAAAGTAATTTCTTTTCTCTAGATGTAAGACCCATTCTGTAAAGTTCCTCCGTTATTATTTGTTATTCTGTAGCGCGTTTTTCAGCTATATATTTTTCCATGATTTCACGTACTGCTGGAGTATTCTTGAAAATGAAATCACAGTATGTAGGATTCTGGACGTTTACTTTCTTTCCCTCACAGCGGATACCAGCATTGACTAATCTGTCTGCTAACTTCAAGCTGTGTATGTAAAGGAATTCAGATTGAATATCTTCCATATTATACATACCTCCGTTATTGTATAGTCTATATTATAGTATATTTGATGCTTGAATTCAACTTACATCTCTGTAACAAGTCTCTAGTGCTTTGATATCTGCTCGTATAAGAGAAAGTAGCTTCAAACAGTTCGTTAAATCATATGTTTTTGTATAATAGTACAAGCACTGATATACTTCTTGTAATCTTGCGAATCGGAAGAATATTTGTTTATTCTCAACCGAATCTGCAAATAGAGTTGCTTGTAACGCATATGAATTTAGTGTTGCAAGAATCTTGTTGATGTTATTAACATCAGGGTCTTTCATCAAATTTATATACAATGTTGACCGTTTGTTATTATAACTCTTTCTTAACTTCTCATAAAAAGAAGCAAGATCAAGTTGCCTGTGGTCATTTATAAACTTTAATATCTCGATACTTGGTTCTGACAGTTTGATTAACTTCTTAATCATCAGAGAGGAGTCAACTCCACTCTCTTCAAGATCAGTTAGAAGAACTAAACAGTCGTTCTTAGATATTGCCATTTTGCATCCTTTCCCAGTATAACTGGATAAATTACATATTCGCTGTATCTGTCATATCTATTCCTAAATCAGCGGGAGACGGGAGTTCACCAATCATCTCTTCTCCTCCGCCTATTTCTTCTCCGCCTTCTGATCCAAGATCCATTTCTTGAGGTTCAATCTCCATGTTGTCAATCGGAGTTGATCTTCTCATACCGCCAGGACCACCGTGCATGTCTATATCGATGTCCATGTCGTTATCTCCGCCTTCGTCTTCGACGGGAACTTCTCCATTTTCTAATTTATCAATCTCTTCTTGTACCACGTTTATTACCTCAGGATCTTCGATAATTTCGGAAAGGAGAATCTTCAGAATCTTTAATCTTTGGACAGGATCTTCAATCTCTCCTACTAGGTTCATAATGTCCTGTGCTACTCCAACTTTAGAAGACAAGTTATCGCGTCTATCAATTTCTTCTTGAGTTGTTGGAGGCTGCATTCTAAGAGTAAACTTGTTTACATAGGACACAAGACCTTTGTCTAATAGCAGTAGATTTATCAAATCAGTTATTAACTGAATAGTAGTGCTTTGAATTCTCTTAACAGTTTTTGCATATCTTGAAGAGATCAGAGACAGAGCTGTTCCACCGTTAAACCCAGCACTGTCATCAGTGTCACCAAGATACTGTTTTGGAATCTTTAATCCACTATATAACTTATTCTTGAAATAATCAATGTCACTAAGTCCTTTAACATCAATATCTCCGCCAACTTGCTGTGGCGTAATATTTCCGATGCCATTATGTATAGGAACATATATACAGTTTTCCATTGGACCTGGATTTGTATACTCTGACATCATGTTGCCAGTATCAAGAGCTGACTTCTGTTCAAATAGCGCCTTGATGCCCATCATATGTTTTCCAACATTCTCTTTAGGCATATCACCAACTTCTACATTGATGATTCTCAAAACAGAGCTCTTGGTTAATCTATTCAGTAATAGTGAGTTCTCTAATAGAGTTAAAGATCTCCATAGTTTATAAACTGAGTAGAGAATGGACTGTCCATGACGAACTGTATAACTAAGTTTGCTATCCGAATCAACATTCTCTGGATCGTCATCAAGAAATATATCTACAATTTCTGGGAACCTCTGAAAATCATCTTCAAGAGACGCATGAACGAATGTAGTGGCATCATAAACAGTAACGTCACTTCTCTTAAACATATATCTCCAAACAGGAACATCAATAGCTGTTTGCGTCTTTTGAACTCCACTTCTAACGGGAGCTTTTATGTAAGCATACGTCTTGCCAAACTTAGTTAACTCGAACATCTCTGCAGGGTTTGGTACCATCTCTACATACTGAGCGTACCTGTCGTTAGCGTCATAAGCATGTACTGTTACAGACTCATTCAGAGGATCTTCTGGATCATCAATATGCTCAAACTTCTCTTGCAAATCTTTTCTTTCTTTAGAAATATTTTCAGCAGAGAAAAGTCCGTCTTCCATATCAGAAGTTCTAAATAGACGAAGGTACACATCACCGTACTTGCATAAACAGTAAACCCATTTGAATATATTCTTATCTACATTAAGTACATCAAGTAAATAAGTTATATATTTTGAAATAGATTCATCTTCAGATTGACACCAAACAATTCTTCCATTCTCTGCAAGTTCTGTTGAGTCTTCTGCATATATTTCCATTGCTGCTGCAATAGTTGTATCCTCGCACATAGTGTCAAGAACTTCATACATCATTTCTCTATTCTGAGAAACTTGTGTGAAAGATTCTAACTTACTGATGTCAACCATACTAGATTTGACACCATCAATCAGTGCTGAATAAAAATCTCCATTAGTATCTATTCCGATATTCTTTTGTGGAGCAGGAACAGAGTTTATTTTTGTTCCATATAAATCAGGAGCATCTGTAAACACAGAATCTTGATTATTGAAAGTATCTGCCATATTAACTCCTTTGTAAAGTAATTACAAAATAATTCCATTCATAAGATAACTTGAATAGATATCTTGTGCTGCTCCCATTCCAAAATCTATAAAGGAAGATTTTTCAGCGCGCACAGGATCTAATTTCTTAAGCTCTTCTTCAAAATTTAATACAATTTGTTGCCTGTCTACTTCTCCGCCAGCAGAGCTAACATCAATTGTTGTCTGTATTGTGTCTCCCCATTCGAAAGCAAACTCTTCAGCATGTTGTGAAGCATTATAAAGTGCACCACATATACCGTCCGCCGCGTCTTTTGATGCAAGTGGAGGGTGATCAATTTTACCATTCGCATCTTTCTCAAGACCTATGAGCTCTTCTACAAGCCTGACACTTGGATACATATCTAGGCGTTGCTCATATATTGCATTCTTGAGTGTTAAGTATGGTAAACAAACTCTTTGCTCTCTGTCAACTCTATCAACAGATATGACAGACGTATTGAAATGTTCTGCTTTTAGAACTTGAAGTAAATCATAAGACTGGAAAGTATCTGCTGAAAGACCTTTAACATTGAAGCCTTCATTTCTTAACCATCTTATAAAGTTTCTATTCTTTTCAAATGAAACTTGGCAACCTTTTGGAGCTTTCACACTAACATGAAATGCTAATGTGTAGTATAAGTCCTTTGACGGATCTTCTCCGGGCTTGGTCGGCTTCTTACCATTTATCCAGATACCACCAATACCTGTAGCGTCGCCCGTCAACGACATGTCAAGGTGTATGTATAAAGGTCTTGATTTTAGCACAGGATCTATTCTACTCTTATCAATAAAGTCGTAATACTGTGCTGTATCATCAGGACCGTCACCGACTGTTATTAACTCTTTTGTAAATAAGTTCTTTCTTGTATCATTTCTGATAGCAGCCAATCTACTACCAGCTATATACTTAGTAGTTCCTGACGTAGATATACCTGCTATATCTGTTAACGCGACATTGATATCATCAATAAAGTTCTCATAATAGCCCATCGGAACATCAAGTAGAGTATAACCTTTATCTCTATACGCTTGTAAATCTTGTTCCGTTGCGTCAAGAGGAACTACTTCACTATCAAGAAACTTATTTCCTACTGCCACTTTGAACTTTACATAACTATCTTTATCTGTTCTAATAACCCACTGAGGTTCATCAACAATATAAGTAGTCTTGCTTTCGTTCTTCTTCTTACCTTCTATAAATGTTTCCATGTAAGACTGTTCAGTCCTTTTAGAAGATGCAAGTATAAGTAAAGTAGGATTATATTCTCCGTGCATGAAACGAGATTGCATACGAGCACTTGCGGCACTAACAAGCTCTTTTGCTTTCTTTTTCTGTAACTCAACATCTTGTGTAGGTACAAAAGAAATCTCGTCGCAAAAACAAGCAAATAATGCACGACCTAAAATATGTCTTGGTAGAGAACCATATAGTAGATCTATACCTTCTGGGGGAACCCAAACAATATTTGTATTACCAGAAACTGAACCCTTTTTCATAAACCAAGGTGAATTCTGTAGTAACTCTTGACACTTCTGCCAACCAACACCGGCTGCTGCATCCATTGTTATATTTATGAAAGCAAAGGTAATCTTATCAATTGGTTGTAGTCCATAATGTAAATATGGATCCTTCAAACACATCATTCTGTATAGCTGATAAAGCATACACAGGACAGCGACAAAAGACTTACCAATACCAATTGATCCTGTTAAAGCAAGTGTATTGTAATTTGTGTCTACATTGTTTGGAAATATTTTTTTAAGTGTTTCTACCCAGTAAGGATATACTGTTTTCTTTCCTTCTGCATTTATTAAGCTTCTTCCGAGATACTGTTCATCATATAGAAATGTTTCTACATCAACAGGAATCTCCGCGTAATCTTGATAGATAAGATCTTGATGCACTTCGGAAGAGCCTGACTGTGAATACTGTTTTAATATCTGTAAAGCAACTTGTTTTTCTGCTTCACTAAGATTCTCTAATTCTTTTTGTACTGTAGAATAATCTAAGTTTAGTGTGTCAGGCAAAGTCTGCTCACTTCCTTTGTATATTACCACACTCTGTCGCTATAATCGTCTTCAATTACATAAAAGTCTTTTCTGTTTGTAACAGTTTTCATAACTAACTCATTATCGTCATTGAGTACTTTAACTCTTATCTGATACTTATATTGACCAGGACGTATTGACATTGTGTCTTCAGGAGTTAGTCTAATTATTATGTTACCAAATTCATTTATATTAGTATTTCCTGTGGTAACTTGAGGCTCATATTCGTCTACAATTTCAGTTACAATATCTCCGTCTGTCTTGAATGTTTTCTTTAGAATGAATTCATAGTTAACAGAATTAGGAAGAAAAATATAGAAAAACAGCATACAACCGTCGTTAGCTTCAAAGTGGTACGCTGTTTTACTATCATCAACATACACGGGAGATACAAAACTAAAATCGTCGCCTCTACTCAAATAAATATTCTTGTGTTGGTCGATTCTCTGCATCTTATATTTACCTTATTATTCTTCAGGAATATATAATACACACTGGAAAGCGTGAGCCTTATTTCTGATGCTTCCCGGTCCAATCTTATATTTCAATTCGTATGCTTTAGCAACATTGACAGCATTTGTTAAGCTCTCTTTGTCCTTAGCATATACGATTATGTTTCCGTCAACATCAGTGGAGATGTCTTCGGAGTTGTATCTTTGAGAAGCTTTCTTATTTACTTTATTCTTTGACCCATCAGTGTCTTTTTCTAATTCATTATAGACACGGTCGAACAAAGTTGCAGCCATCGCCTTTTCTTCAGCTCTCTGCTCAGGAGTAAGGTCTACTCTACGCTGTCTACCATCGTCTTCGTTCAAAGATTCATCAACGGACTTTTTTGGAACTTTAATTTCTTCAAATTCCTTATAGTTCATCGGATTAAATCCGTAAATATCCTCTACATCGGAAGCAGCCCACACAACATCAACAACACCGAAATCTCCTCTTACTGGTAAACCAACTTCTTTTGCATGTGCTACGGCTTCTGGGCCTTTCTTCCAAACAACCCAGTTATCTACACCAGCATAGTATACATGGTACATGTATGTGTCGTAGTCCTCATCTTCGGACTCATTGACAGCTTTCATACTCTCTTCAACAGCAGGAGCACTAGATAACATAGACTTCTTCCATTCATTCATTGCGTTGATAGCATCATCATACGTTAAGAATTTCTTCAGGAATATTCTCTCCTGGTTTCCATCTAGATCTTCTGATACAATATCCACCCAGATATCAGTAGGATCATCAACACGACCGTGAGGGTGAATAGAAATGTCATACAGTTTATCTCCAAACTCTCTGCTACTGAATAAAGACATCTGACGTTTCTTAACTTTGTCCATTAAGTCAGCGGGATCAAAATCTCTTAAACTTCCATTTGAGAAATCAAAACTTTTTTTTAGAGCTTCGTCCATGTCTCCACTAGATTCAACTTCCCACTTGTCCCATCCGTCATCTTCTGAGACTTCACCGTCAGCTAAATCATTAGCAGCATCAATCAAATCATTTGCTAACTCTATAATATAACGAGCTAATTCAGTGTAGGTGTCTGCATGAGTTGTATAACTTCCTCTAACACAGTTATCAATCTCATACTTTACTCTACCAAGTTCGTCAAGGATTTCTAACAGATTGTCATTTTCTAATTCCCAACCATCAGTAGAAAATCCTTCATCAAGATCTTGGGCAGGAGACTTCTCGTCTTCCTTCTTACCGAGTATAGGTTTTTCAAAAGGCTTTGCTACCTTATCAAAATTGTCTTGTGCCTCTTTTGATGTTTCAATAGCATCTCCAGTAACAGCATCAATTACTGTTTTTGGGTCCTTTAAGTTATCAAAATTGGTAATTTCTTCTACTAATTTATTTATTTTCATCTGCTATTACTGCTCCTTCTTCTTCAACAGTATTAGATTCTAATTCTTTAATAGCTTCCTCTTCTCCAACAGAAATATTTTCTACGTTAGGAGAAATAGTTGCAAGAGCTCCTTGTAATTTTCCGATATGGTTGTTTACTTCTGCTGCAATACCTTTAACTAGGTCTGCAATATCTGACATATTATTTGATTCAGCATTAGCGATTAACTCATTGTAAGAATCATTCATGCCCCAATTATCAACAATAAGTTTATTCAATAGACCAGCGATTCCAAAATCTGGACCCATTACGGGAGTTTCTTCCTTTGGTTCCGACTCAGTTACTACTTCTGGTAATTCTGGCTCAGGAATGGCATCAGGAATAATTGCGTCGTCTTCGAACAGATCTTCATCTAGATCAAGAGAAGCAGATTTTCTTCTCTTTACGTCGCAGCTCTCATCAACAGAATTGCTCCACAGCTTTATGATACGCATCATCTTACTATATGAAAGACCGTCCATATCTTGTCTCATTCCGAAAACACTGTAAGTGCCATCTTTATGTTTTGATCCACATACGGGACCGTCATCTGTAGCATAGAAAGCAACTTCATCGTCATCTACATCGTCAGGAGCCCAACCTTGAGAATCAATCCATTCTTCAACAGAATATTTTCTAACAGGAGATTCTACAAGTAAATCTTCAAACAGA